GGGCAACACCTGTGATTATTCGGGTTATTCTTGGAACTACGCTGTAACTAACTTCTTAACTGGCGCGTCAAATTCATTCTCGGGAACTCTATCAGGTAACGTTTACTTTTACAGTGGAGAATCTTTCACTGAATATTGTAATTTGGTTGTCGGTACTCTACGTTCAAGAGGTGTTTCGGAATACACCGCAACTGACCATGGTCCACTTTATCAAGTAACAGGTCTTACTGATTTACAAATTGTATGTACAGGACCTTACTCGGGTATTAGTCAAAACCCATTCTCAACATTCCAAATCAGTGGTGTAACTAAAACAGGAACCGACTTCGATTTTGATGTTTCTTTTGGGGCAAGTAATGCTAATTACATAACTAAAGTTCTCGGAATAACTAATTTTAGTAAGTCTCAGTTTGAGGTACCGGTGTATGTTGAGGAATCATATCCAGGTCTTTTGACTTACGGATACAACAAAGGATATGTGAGAGGTTTAAATTGTGACTTTATTGCTCTTCCTGAAGCTCGTGATATTACTTCAACAACCTCAATTGCGTGGAATCTCCAACAATACCAAAGTCCAAAAACACCATATGTAGTTTCTGAACTTCGTGGTAATAAAGTTTACAGATTGTTTAGATTTGTTTCTATTTCTGATGGTGATTTGGCAAACACTCAAATCAAAATTTCGATTGCTAACGTATCTTTCAGTAATATGACCTTTGACGTACAGGTACGAGATTTCTTTGATACAGATGCTAATCCAATCGTTCTTGAAAAATATACCAATTGTACTTTGGACCCAGCAACTAATAGTTTTGTGGGTAAAAAGATTGGTTCGTTCGATGGTGAATACCCATTAAACTCTGCTTATATTATGATTGAAATGGCGGATGAGGCTCCGTTTGACGCACTTCCATGTGGTTTCTATGGTCTTGATGAGAGAATTTACGAATCACCGACCAATCCTTCACCATTCCCAATTATCAAGAACAGATATTTTTACCCTGGCGAAACTCTTTTTGACCCACCTTTTGGCACAACCGCAGGTGGCTCGAATGTTGTAACGGCTTCGGGAGATAACGTCAGAAGAAGTTACTTGGGAATTTCATCATTTTTTGGTATCGACTCTGACCTCCTTCAGTATAAGGGTAGAAAAAACCCAACAGTCAATTGGTATGAAGCGACTGATTCTGAACCATGGAATTACCAAACACAAGGTTTTCACTTTGACTCAGGAGCAACTGTTGTTACAATCGGTAATGCTTTTGTTACGAGTGGAACACCAGCGTTTGTTTGTGGTATTGCGGATTTCAAAGCGGAACCAACAACTCAAGCTAACCCATACTACTTCTTGTATTCTCGTAAGTTTACATTTATGTTCCAAGGAGGATTTGACGGTTGGGACATTTATCGTGAGTTTAGAACAAATACTGACAGGTTCCAACTTGGAGCGTCAGGTTACCTACAAGGGGCTTATTTATCCCAAAGATACCCAACAGCGTCTGGAGAGGGTACCTTCAAAAGAATTGTAGTAGCGGACAACACTCAGGATTTCGCAAATACTGACTATTATGCATACCTTCTTGGTATCTTGTCATTCAACAATCCTGAATCAACTAACATCAACGTCTTCGCAACAGGAAGTATTGACTACATCAATAATAACAATCTTTGTGAAGCGGCAATTGACATGGTAACAAATCAGAGAGCTGACTCGGTTTACATCGTAACCACTCCTGACTACAACATGTACACTCCTGACGCTGGTTCTCAATACGAAATTATCTACCCACAAGAGGCGGTAGATAATCTTGACGGAACCGGTATCGACTCTTCGTACACGGCTACTTACTACCCATGGATTCTCGAAAGAGATACTGTGAATAATACACAACTCTACCTTCCACCTACCGGTCAGGTTTGTAGAAACTTAGCACTCACAGACAACATTTCTTTCCCATGGTTCGCATCGGCGGGTTACACAAGAGGTCTTGTTAATTCTGTGAAAGCAAGATTGAGACTTACTCAGGAAGATAGAGACATCCTCTACCAAGGAAGACTTAACCCAATTGCTACCTTCTCTGATGTAGGTACAGTAATTTGGGGTAACAAAACCCTTCAGGTTAGAGATACAGCTCTTAACAGATTGAACGTAAGAAGATTGTTGTTACAAGCTCGTAAGTTGATTTCAGCTGTAGCAGTTAGGTTGTTGTTCGAACAGAACGATGAAATCGTAAGACAACAGTTCTTGGATTCGGTAAACCCAATCCTTGACTCAATCAGAAGAGATAGAGGTCTCTACGACTTCCGTGTAACTGTAAGTTCTACTCCTGAAGATTTGGATAGAAATACATTAACAGGTAAAATTTACCTAAAACCAACGAAGGCGCTTGAATTCATCGACATTGAATTCTTAATTACTCCAACGGGAGCTTCGTTTGAGAATATTTAATATCTTTGTAAGGGGGGAACTAATCCCCCCTTTTTAGCCAAATACCGATGAAAAAACTTTTATCCGAAAAAATAACCGAAGCGGGTCCCGATTTAAAATACTACGCATTTGATTGGGATGACAACATCGTTCACATGCCAACAAAGATTGTTGTGTTAGACGAGGATGGTGACGAGGTTATGATGTCAACTTCGGACTTTGCAGACCACAGAGAAAAAATAGGTAAAGAACCATTCCCTTATAAAGGTTCCACCGTTGTTGGTTTTGCGGAAGACCCATTTAGATATTTCAGTGTGAAGGGTGATGCTCAATTTATGGATGATGCTTTAGAAGCTCAAATGGGACCCGCATGGGATGATTTCCGTGAAGCAATCAACAATGGGTCTATTTTTGCGATAATCACCGCAAGGGGTCATCACCCAAACACCCTCAAAGAGGCGATTTACAATTACATCCAAAACAATTTTGGGGGGATAGACCGTCAAGAGTTAATTAAAAACCTAAAAAAATATCGTGATTTTGCGGGTGAAGAAGACATGTCTGACGAGGAACTTATCCGTTCCTATTTAGAACTGAATCGTTATAACCCTGTGAGTTTTGGACAAGAAGCGTCGGCGGCGAGCCCCGAAGAGTTAAAAGTACAAGCGATGGAAGATTTTGTCCGTTATGTTAAATCAATGGCGGCGCTCCTACAAAAGAAAGCCTTTCTAAAAAAAGACATTGCTAATAATTTTATACCATCTATTGGCTTTTCAGATGATGATGAAAAGAATGTAGACGCAATGAAAACATATTTTAAAGGGATAAAAGAACCAATTAAAACATATACCACTAAAGGAGGAACTAAGAAAGAATACTAGTACTGGATTTAATGAAAGAGTAATTTTTCTGTTTTAGAAGTAAAGAGAAAAATTTTCTAACAGGGTATATTTATAAACAAAGATAAAACGTCTAAAGAAAAAGAAACACCATGGCAGATTTATTAATGAAAATGCCCATTCCCTACGAACCGAAACGTCAGAATCGTTTCATTCTTAGGTTTCCCTCAACCTTGGGAATTAACGAATGGTTTGTAGAATCAACCGCCAGACCGCACATTACAATCGGTGCTACTGAAATCCAATTTTTGAACACCTCTACGTTTGTGGCGGGTAGGTTCAACTGGCAAACAATTCCGGTTGTATTCCGCGACCCAATCGGTCCATCCGCAGCCCAAGCTCTAATGGAGTGGGTTCGTTTACACGCAGAATCTGTAACAGGACGTATGGGTTACGCTGCGGGTTACAAAAAGGACATTGACCTTGAGATGTTGGACCCAACGGGTGTTGTAGTAGAAAAATGGATTCTTTATGGTACATTCTTAACTGACGTTAACTTTAATTCATTGTCCTACTCACAAGACGGATTGGCTACCATCAGTGCCACTTTGAGGATGGACCGTTGTGTATTGATTTACTAATTTTTCATTTACAATAATTCATATCAAATTATTTTTAACCGTAGAGCAAAACTCTACGGTTTTTTTATATGGCAACAGAAGCGCAAGAATACGGACAAATGAATTTTGACTTACCACACGATGTGGTAGGTCTACCATCACAAGGATGGTTTTATAAAGGAAAGAAGTCGTCAATTAAGGTTGGATATCTTACGGCTGCTGATGAAAACATTATTATGGCGGGTGGAACCGATATGGTACTCAACCTTCTCAGAAACAAAATCTATGAACCCGGTATGAAGGTTGAGGAATTGTTGGAGGGAGATATCGAAGCAATTTTAATTTTCTTAAGAAACACTGCTTTTGGACCCGAAGTTGAACTCAAACTCACTGACCCAAAAACTCAAAAACAATTTACGACCAACATAAGGTTGGATGAATTAACAATTATTAATGGTGAACAACCTGGTGAAGATGGATTTTTCGAAACGATGTTACCTATTTCAGGAGCTAACGTAAAACTCAAATCACTTACATATGGCGAAGTTAATGAGATTCAAAAACAAGTTGACACATACCCCCAAGGTAGAGTTGCACCAAGAAGAACGTGGAGACTTCAGAAAGAAATTATTGCCGTAGACGGAAATACAGATAAGGGAATGATTTCTCGTTTTATTGAAACGATGATGATTGCCGATTCTAAACACATAAAAAAATTCATGGACAAAAACGAACCCCGTTTGGATATGTCCCGCATCATTATGACCCCGTCTGGAGAAAGACTCACCGTGAATGTGGGTTTTGGGGTCGAATTTTTTCGCCCTTTCTTCTGAGTATAGACAAACTCAATTGTCGGAATTTTATTATTTGGCTTCGGTCCTACATATATCGTGGACTGATTTTCTTAAAATGCCCGTTTTTACAAGGAAGTTTTTATTAGATAAGTGGATTGAAGATAATAAAAAATAAAAAAAATCCCACAAAATCTATTTATTAGAAAACACTCCCTATGGAAGATGAAGATAAGAAAAGTCTGAGTGATGGATTAAAAGAGTCCGTCAATCTTCTTGGTAATATTGGTAGAATTCAAGATGGAATTGTTGCTATCAACTCCGGTTTCGGGGAGAGTAGACAACGAGTTCTCGAATTCAACAATGTATTAGCTGATAGTGCGGGTGGAATCAAAAGACTTGGGGGTAATATTACAGATGTTGCCGCTACCGTCACAGAAATTGCTCAAGGAGCCAGAAGAAACGTAGTCGCCACAACAGATGTTGTCACAGACCTTTTTGCTGTTTCACAATTTTTAGGAAAAGAAACATCAGGAATTGTCGATAGTTTCGCTGCGGCAGGTATTGAAATGACCACAATCGGGGACACTATTCTCGAAAGTGTCCAATATGTTCAAAGTGTTGGTCTGAACGCCAAAACCATTATGGGTTCCGTGGTAGAACAAACTGACTTACTCAACAGATTCAATTTTGATGGAGGAGTGCAAGGATTTACTCGTATGGCGGCTCAGGCGTCTATGGTCCGTTTAGATATGAGTAAGACGGCAGCTTTCGCTGACAAAGTTATGAATCCACAAGGGGCTTTGGAGACCGCACAAGCATTCCAAAGATTGGGAGTGGCTGCCGGTACTTTGATAGACCCATTCGCTTTGATGGACGCATCAATCAATGACCCTGAAGGATTACAGGATAGTCTGATTGAAATGACAAGACAATTTACTCAATTCAATGACGAGACGGGAAGATTTGAAATCAACCCTGGTGGGGTCAGGTTAATGCATGACCTTGCTGAGGCTGCGGGTATGACTTACAAGGAGTTTAGTCAGGTAGCATTGTCAAGTGCCGATTTAGATAGAAGATTGTCTCAAATTAGTTTCAACATTGATGCTCCTGAAGAGGACAAACTTTTAATTGCCAACATGGCTAAGATGGGTGAGGGTGGACGTTACTTTGTTGAGATTGAGGATGCTGGTAAAGTGGACTTGGCTAACATCACCGAAGAACAAATGGGAATGCTCAGAAAACAATATGAGGATACCCCAAAGACTATGGAAGATATCCTCAGGAGCCAAAAGGGTACTTTTGAACTTATGAGATTGGATATTCAAGCCTTACCATATCAGATTGGTTATGCTATTGCGGGTCAGAGTGGATTAGCAAAAGGGCTCGAAATGGTCAGAGAAGTTGCCGGACGGGGTGCTGATAGTATCTTTGAAGCGAC